ATTTCCGCTGGGGATGGGATCATTAATATTTATCCACAGCCATTATTGCCATACAACGTATTCTTTGACTCGCGACTTCAGTTGTCTGATATGACTTCGCTTGGTTCGGTTTTTAGTATGCCTCCGGGTTATAAACTAGCGATCACAGATAATCTAGGAATTATGCTATGGCCGTACTTCAAACAAGGCGATCCGACGCCGTGGCTGTTTGAACAGGCAAGCAGGTCGCTAGCCAACATCAAACGCTCTAACATGCGCCAAGCTGCTGCTACCTACGATAGTGCGGTGATTAGCCGCGCATCGAATACGTACAATGTATATACGGATAGCAATAATAGAGGCAACCGGTAATGAAGCAGTTCTACACATACATCCATTGCAAACCTGACGGAACGCCATTTTACGTAGGTAAAGGTCATGATGGAGCCAGGAAAAGAAGTCATCATTTTGGTGGCAGGAATACTCATCATAAAAACATCGTTGCCAAATACGGAAAAGAAAACATAGGTGTGTTCGTCTTTCATTGTGATTCTGAAGGACAAGCCTTTGCAGATGAGATTCAACAGATCGCACAACTTCGTCGGGAGGGATATATTCTCGTTAATAAGACCAATGGAGGAGAGGGAACTAGTGGGTATATACCATCTGAAGAAACTAAGAAAAAACAGGCATTATCAAGAACTGGATTAAAAAGAAAACCGGAAACAGGAAAGAGGATTTCTGCTGCATTAAAAGGCATTCCTAAATCAGAAGAGGCTAAGGAAAAAATGCGTGCCGCATCTAAAATAAGATGGGGTAAAAAAGAAGAAAGAGAAAACGCATCTCGAAAATCATCTGGTAATAAAAATTGTTTAGGAAGAGTGCTAAGCGATGATACAAAATCAAAGATTGGGGAAAGGCATAAAGGTAAAATTCTTTCTTCGGATCATAAATCTAAATTTTTTCCTTCTGGTAATAAGAAAAGATGGGGTGAAAAATGCTAAGTCCCATTTTTGAAAGCTGGACACAAGATCGTTCTAGGGCGGGTAATACGGATATCGCAATAAATCTCTACCCCGAGCATGTTGACGGCCCTGACGGCCCCGCTATCGGTGTTTTACTTGGCACTCCCGGCTATACGCCCCCATTGGCAACCGTAGGAACCGGCCCTATACGTCGAACATTCACATCTTCAAATGGATTGCTGTATGTATTAAGTGGGAACGGTTTTTATTCTGTTGATAGCGGGTTTATAGTAACACTTCTAGGAACAGTAGGAAGCGCAACAGGGCCAGCAAGCATTATCGAAAGCCCGACGCAAATATTAGTTGTCGAGGGTACTGGTGGATGGGTATGGAATTTCGTTAATCTCACTTTTACTCAAGTGATACCCAATGGGTATTCAAGTATAGTCAATCCAACAGTAGCGGTTTATCAGGATGGTTTTGGACTCGTAAATTCTCAAAAATCCAATATAATTTATCAAACAAATTACAACGACTTTAGTTCATTTGCGGTGTTAAACGTAGTTAATAATGCATTCGTACAAGGTAATCCACAGTCGATCATATCAATGTATGACCTTAAAAGAGAAGTCTGGATATTCAAGCAAAAAGCAATTGAGATATGGATTAACCAGGGCGCTCCTGGGTTCGCATTCGTTCCACTACAAGGCGTCTATCCTGTTGTTGGCTGCGCGGCTGTTCGTTCCGTTGCAAGGCTAGGAGATGGCCTTGCATGGCTTGGCTCAAGTGAGCAAGGGACTGGAGTTGTTTATCATGCTCTAGGGTACAATGCGAAGCCTATAAGCACTCATGCAATCACGGCAATGATTCAAAGTTTCCCGGTAATTTCGGATGCGACTGCATATAGTTACCAGATGGATCAGCATTATTTCTATGTGCTTACATTCCCATCGGCCAATATAACATTTGTCTACGATATGGCTACCGGGAAGTGGCATCAAAGAGCAGCATTTTCTAATGGCGTATTTAACAGAGAGATAGCAAATAGCTTCTCATTTTTCAACGGTCAAAATGTTGTTGGTGATTCTGTAAATGGCAATCTATACGCACTATCAGATTCCGTATTTAATGAAAATGGAGCAGTAAGAAAATGGATGCGGTCTTGGCGTGCGTTACCTCCTTCCGCACCAGCAGGTATCCCTATGTCATTTGATCAACTACAGATTTTCATGGAAACCGGCGTGACAGTTCCGAGCGGATTAACGCCAGAAATAATGCTTGAATGGTCTGATGACGGCGGTTATACATTCATTGGAAGCGTTCTAGTCCCTGCTGGTCAGATTGGGCAGACAACATGGCGCGTTATTCAAAACAGATTAGGATCGACTAAGATCGGTACAGGATTGGATAGGATTTTTAGAATAAGCGGTGTCGATCCTATTCGTATCGCTATCACTGGCGCAGATGTTCAAGGAGGCCCCGCATGAATTTTGGATCAATTCAAGCAGTCGTTAATACTCCATTTGTGGATAGCGATGGAAGAATAACAAGGGAGGCATATTATTTTCTACTCAGTATTTCAAATTCTATTACTGGTGGCCCGTCTGGTTCAGGTGGCACATCAATTAATGACCTCCAAATAATGGAAGAGTTTTCCTCCCTTCAATCTTTCGAGCAACGCGCTGCGGTTGGAAGTAGTGACAGTGTTCTAACATGGTTAAACGCTTAATATGGCATTTCAGGACATCTTACCGGTAAAACTTGGGCAGGCCGCTATTGGTATAGCGGTTAGTACAATTTATACCGTACCTGTCTTTACAAGAACGTTCGTAAAAGATATCGATATCGCAAATAACAATGCCGTAGCGGCGCTGGTGACTGTTTATCTTGTTCCAAGTGCTGGGGCGGCTGGAACGAGTAATGTGTTAGTTCCCAATGTTTCAATTCCGGCAAATACCATCTGGCAATGGACAGGATCACAGATTTTAAATGCTGGCGACACAATACAGGTCATTGCGAGCGCAACAGGTGTAACGATTAATATTTCTGGCGGGGAGGCTGTGTAATGCCTATTACAGTCTTTCCCCCAGTTTTGACGCCGACTAGAGCATACGATCCTCAGACTCAGAAGTATCAGCGTATCTCCCCCGTTAATGAAGCTATGGTTGATAGCCTAGCTAAAGAACTAGGAGGCGGATTTGCTTTTGCTACGATTGACCCAGTTGAGTGGACGACCGCAGTTAGCGGCGCTGGAGCAACAGCGGGTTCAGGGAGCAATATCGCTACTTTGGTCAGCGGTACAGCCAATAGCGGGTATTCAACGATCAGCAGCGCTACACCAGGACGTTTTCTACACTCTAGTGCCAATCTGTTTCGTGGTACGTTAAGAACTCCTGTGTTAAGCGTTGCAAATAATGTGCAGCCTTGGGGCGTATTCAATTATGGTGTAAAACCAGCTATTACGGATGGCTTCTATTTTTCGTATGATGGATCGAGTAATACGCTTTCCATAAATTCTGCTAAAGCAGGGGTAATAACAAGCGTAGCAAGCGGATCATTTAATGGTGAAGTAACAAGCTATGTGCTTGATACCAATGTCCATAATTATGAAATTATTTATCAAGTTATTTCCATCTATTTTTTAATTGATGGAGTATTGATTCATAAGTTGAAGCCGACCACTTCGCAGTTGGTAACTACTCAGCAATTCATGGCATCGGCTGCATCTGTGAACTCGGCAAGCGGTACGCTCAGTGCGACGCTAGAAGTATGGTCGATGAATATTTTACGGATGACATCGATTTCACCCGTCCCATTATTTTTCCATATCAATGCAGCGGGAACGAACACGATTAAAACTGGGCCAGGACAATTGGCATCTGTAATCATTAATACCCCATCAGGAGCAGGCGGCTCTTTGACTATTTACGACAGCATAACTGGATCAGGGACAGTTATTGCTGTTTCCACTACAGCCAATAACTCAGGCGCTTTCACTCTTTCATACGATGTTACGTTCAAGAATGGTCTAACAATAGTAACTGCTGGCGCTGCTGGCGACTACACCATAGTCTATAACTAAGGAAATGGAATGACCGTCACCGCCTTAAAAATTGTTCCAATTATTCAATTGACGAATGTTTCTTTGCCATATGGCTCTGTCGTTCCTGCGAATTCTACACAAATAATTAAAAGTGCAGTATTCAGTAACACAGGTTCCGTACCACGTCAAATAAATGTTAATATAGTGCCTACTGGGAAAACCGCATCTGTTGCTAATCAGATAGTGAATGCAAGGACATTACTTGCAGGGAAGACAATAGCACTCCCTGAATTAGTGGGCTATGAAATGATTACAGGCGATCAGATTTTCGCTTCGGCTAGTGCATCAATAGACGTGAATATGACCATAAACGGGACACAGATAAGTTAATGAAGAATTTTCTACATATTGCAAGCGGTATTAATATTTCTCCTTTGGCGATGGCATTGCAATTGCAGCCGGAATTATGGAATAACCATAACGAACGCAAAGAATTTGAAGGAACAGCACATAAAGGTACATCGGATATATGGCTCAGGTATAACGATCTGAAAAACCTAAAAGATGATTATGTGGAATACACAAAGGAGCATAACTCAGTATGGCTACCAGCATCTGAAAAGTTGCCGCAAATTAGGCCGATTGTTTTCGGTCTGATGGCGAAGTGTGAAGCTACTCGATTGGGCGGTGTTTTGATTACTAGGATTCCTGCGGGTGGTCATGTATTGCCGCATTCTGATCATGGTTGGCATCCTGAATATTACCATCTTAAGGTCTATGTCCCGATTCTTGCAAACACAAGATGCGTAAATAGAGTTGAGGATGAGCATGTGATTATGGCTCCAGGCGATGCTTGGCATTTCAATAACACTGTGGAACACGAAGTTACGAATAACGGAGATACAGAACGGGTAACGTTGATTATTTGCATGAGGACAGATTAATGATTTCTATTGTAGGTGATGGCATTATTCCTGAAGCAAAAGCATTTTACGATGTGCGGGACTCGCTTTCATTCGATGATGATGTTTATTTAGCTGCGATGTGGTCGCCATTATGTGGTATCGAATTAAAAGATGTTGCTATTTACAATATGGAGCCGTTATACGATGGATGCAGAAGTTTATCTATCGGCTACATGGAAACGTTGAAACGATGTCATGTGATTGATTACAGCGCAAATAATGTGGAATATCTTAAACATCATGGCATTGAAGCGTTTCATATGCCTTATGGGTATCACCCCTCGCTTGAAAGAGGGAAAGAAGTAGAAAAAGACATTGAAGTTCTATGCGTTGGAAGCATTAATCCACGCCGAGAACATATATTCAAGTGGATAGAAAAAGAATTTAATTTTGTGTGGTCGCAAGGTGTTTATGGCGAAGAACTCGACAAGTTGATTAGACGTGCAAAGGCTCATATTAATGTTCATTATTACGATGGTCATCCTCTTGAAGTTGTCAGATTAAATTATCTGATGGCAAATCATTGCAATATTGTTTCTGAGTATGGTGATGATGAAAATGTCAATATCCAATACAAAGATGGTCTGACATTCGTTGATTACAAAGATTTGATTTATGGGTGTAGACAGGCTTTAGATCATCCAAAAGACGGATATGAATGCATTAAAAAAGTGAAGCATGATTGCTTAACAGCACAAGAATGGTTAAGAGGACGGTAATGATTGATCTTGGAATTATTCATCATTGGCCATCTAAGGATAATGCGGTCTACATTAAACAGATGCATTTACCTAGAGGACATTACGCTGAAACACATAAGCATGAATACGATCATTTCGGATTGCTTGCCAGTGGTCATGCAATCGTTGAGATGGACGGTGTTAAAACTGAATATTTAGGGCCATGTGTCATTGAAATTGAGGCTGGTAAAACACATACGATTACCGCGTTAGAGGATATCACTTGGTTTTGTATTCATCATGTTGAAGAAAATGATCCAGACAAGATCGATCAGGTTTTGATAAAGAAGGAGTATTAAAATGCCATGGGTCGCTGCCGCCGCTACAGTAGTAGGAGGAGTAATTTCAAGTAGTGGATCACAATCTGCTGCCAATACACAAGCAGATGCTGCTAATCAAGCAACTGCTGCTCAGCAGGCAATGTACAATCAGACTGCTGCTAACGTAGCGCCTTGGCTGCAAGCTGGGCAAGGTTCTCTTGCGCAATTAACTGCTGGTACACAACCGGGCGGCGCATTGATGCCGCAGGCTTATACGCCCTTCACAATGCAGCAATTCCAGCAAGACCCTGGATATCAATTCCAGCTTCAACAAGGCCAGAATGCATTGACTAATGCATCTTCATTGTCTGGTGGCATGAATAGCAATAATCTAAAAGGGTTGCTCGGCTATTCTCAGGGCTTAGCAAGTCAGGATTATCAAACCGCATTGGGTAATTACGAGCAACAATATCAATTAGGCAATCAGGCTCGTCAACAGCAATTCAACAATTTGAGTACCTTGTCACAAGGCGGTTTAGGTGCAGGATTGCAGCAAGGTCAGATCAGCGCAAATGTCGGCAATCAAATCGGCCAAAACATTATTGGCGCTGGCAATGCTCAAGCGGCTGGTCAAGTAGGGTCAGCAAATGCCATATCAGGTGGGTTAGCGA